TTTCTAAGGGCGTGGACTTTATACGCATGTGAATCTCTAGTGTTTTTATTTGCACCCGATGGTAAGCCGTGGATTTGTCTTATGGCACCAGCTACAGCCATCGGATCCAACTTTGTTTTCTCCAGAACGATAATTTGTTTTGTCTGAATCATACCAGTTTGTTTCAGTGGTATTTTTCTACCTAAGAAATCGGTAAACCAGATGGTTCCAAATGTCGGATTTATTATAGTGCGTATATCATCAATAATTCCAATTCCGTTCTTTGGGTTATCCAACGGGAACATAATTCTAACTGTAGTTTCAATTATCGAATTCAAATGGTAGATTCGATCATTGTTCGTGAGTTCTGGAGATTGAGACCACCCATACGACAACGGCGAAGTTTGTTCATAAAACGACACAACCCTATCCCACGCCAATTGATGCTTACCGTTCCATTCACCAACTATTAATTCACCATTATACAAATCTTTTATTTCAAAACTTATATCACGAATACTAGCACCTATGAAACCCTCGACTAAACCACCTGTGTTTAATCGAGCCACCCCAGCTTTATAATAGTAGGTTAAGTCAGCGATATTACCCGCTTCATCGTGTGGCATTTCGTTATGTGGACGTATATTACAAATCACACCTTTTCCCACGTTGTCCAGTTGAGTCGTTAATTCAACCCGGTGTGCTAAGACACCCGCACACATTCTCATGTGTGGTCAGACTATATCATCGCCCTCTGAGACCGTCTCAGGTAGGGCGTCTCCCATTTCTTCCTCATTTTATAACTAGAGGCTTTACACCGTAATAAGCGGTTAGTCGTTGAACCTTTCCCGTATCTTTCGACTTAGGGACTTGGATGCAGATTGTCTCTACCTAATCATTTTCAAACATTCATGTTCTAGGTATTTATACCTAGTTTCACTCTTTCGAGAACATTGTAGTTGATTAGTCTAACGAGAGTTTCCAGCAATTAAAGAGATAATTAATATAAATTACTTTATACTAAGGCAGAACAGTTTTCTACACGATTTATATTTCTTTAAACACCCATCCATTAAATGAAATTTGTTTATTAAGCCGCATTTTTATAACATCTCGACTGACACCAAGTTTATGAGCAGTTTTAGATATCGAATTAAACTTAACGTTTTCATTTGTGTTTAGGTTAACAGCAAGTATGCACACTTTACTGTTTTTACATCTGGTAAAATTTGTATCCCACGGTAAATCTGTTTTATACCGTATAACTTTATTGAAACTTTATCACCTGTAGTAGGCAGAATGCACTCTACGCCACTACCATTTACAACTTTACCAGTTAATGAAATTTTATAAGCACTATTTCCTGGAATTAATTTAAACATTACAATATCATATTAAAATTAAAAATCCAATACATAGTGTTACTTGTGTAGACTTGAACTGTCATTTACCATTGAGGTCTGTTAACTTTGCACCCATACCAAGTGGTTTTGGTTTATATAGTTTAATTGTAACTGTATACTCATCTAACTTTTCTTTCTTTCTTGCTCTACGTACTCTACCACCAGCAGCAACTTTATTAGCTGGTGCATTTGGTTTATCTGCAATAGCTCGCGTTAGCAACTGGGTTAATCTTGGTGAAAACACTACATTTCTATTAATACGACCTTGGGGGTCCTTAGACAAGTTATCGTGTGATTCCAACAACCCACTGTAGTATGCGCTAAGTCCACTGATATATTTTTCAGATTGGGCAGCAATATTTCTAGGTGTTGTCGGTTTACTTGTGGTTTCCCCATTGCCACTTTCTATTGTAATATCATAAACTATAAACCCTGGTTCACAATGTACTTTCGTGTCATGATCGTGGTCTATTTCCATCAACGCTTCATTCGTAACGTCTAATGCGTCGAATAGTGGATTCTTTGTTCTGAATACCATCAGAATACCATCGGGTCCAACCATGTCACCAATATCCAGTAAACCCTTAAATACATTCGGATCTCTCGAGTGGGCACTTAAAAGATATTTAAACTTTCCCCACGACCGAGTAACAGTCTTCAATTCCAGTAAACCTGCTCTTTCACAAAACAAATCACTTGCACCAAACCCATCTTCAATAACATCCGGACTACCAACCGCTAGCACATTACAGGTCACACTGGTTGAATAGATATCACCCTCCAGCTTCGATGGACTTCTTGCAAATAACGTACCTTTTGGTATAAGCATACCCTCATGTAAAGTCGCAACGATTGGCTGTATTATGTACCGTGCACCATACGTTTTGTGATTTGTGTTAAACTCATGTATATGTACACAATCGTATTCGTTTGTATGGAAGTTTCGATAGATAATAGTCGTCAACGGATTGTTTTTTACACTAGATGTATCTAATGTTTTTCTATACTTTCTATGAACTGAAACTATAGTTCCATCATCTGGCATACGAATATCGTATGCTACCAACTGTGTTTCATTACCATTTAATATCAATGGTATGTCAGGTTTTAATACGGGTGGTGCTTGCCTAATATGGTTATGCAACATAGCCAAACGTGGGCTACTGTCATATATTGCAAACGGATTAATTAAGGCTATTAATCCAATCAACGAATTCTTGACCTCAAAGAATTCACGTATTAATCCCTCTGCCTCTACAGACTCTGTGTCTTCTGCTACATTTTTACTCATTTTCTACCTCTATTAGAAATGTTTAGATACATCGGTGTGTACCATTTAGATAATATATATTTACCTTTATTTAGAGTGTTAACCATGAACATTATTATTCCGGACAAATTGTTAACGTTATCAGTTAGTGATTTACAAATAAACCCAGGTGACACAAATATGTACAGTGTAGGGTTTAGAAACTTAATAGAAAACCATCTGGGTGTATTAAAAATTTTACCTAGTACAAAACGTTTACCCATTGACCCAAAAAAAGAACATAGTTATCTCGGTGATTTTTACAACCTACTATATAACGAATTCAGCATACGACAAGATATGTTGTGGGTTGTTATGCGTATTAACAACTTAACTTCACCACTAGATTATAATGGTGCACTTGGATTTGTTATATTACCTAGCCGTAGTGAGGTCGAAATGTTATTACGAAGGTACTTAAACTCCACAACTATATAAATGTGTATCAGGTACGTGGCTATAGCCACGTACCTGATACGTTTTTACCCGTTACGTCTACCAAACGGTAACGTTCCGCCACCTAATACAAATGCTGGTGGTGCACCGTAATTTGATCTACTTTGTGTTGGTTGTCTTTGATTAGACGACCTATTGTTCAAATTAAGATTTAACTCTGGTGGTAGTCGTCTGGGTTCACCAATATCGCTACGACGCACCTCTTGTCTATGACCCTGATTTGTTTGACGTGAGTTTAACGGAGTTTCATTTTTCGGGAACACTAACCCAAATGGACTCTTGTGTACCTCGGTTGAAGCCGCTGGAGTGGTCTCAACTTCAGTTTCACTTTCCCACGGCGGTGGTTTATTTGTTACTCGTTCCTGACGCAACACAGTTTCTGCTGGGAGAATATATTCTTCCTTTTCGGTTTGTTTAGCCACTGGTTTTGTTGTACATATCGGATCACCCATATTACCAGCTAGAGACTGCGGTAAACCCTGCTTATACAACGTTTGTAGATCGGGAATGTCATCGTGCCATGACACATTGATTTGTTCAACCTCGGTGTGTTTTCCGAGTATTTTGTTTACAGAGTTAAGTTTAATAGCTATGTGGTAAAACCCCTCCAATAGAACTGTAAGGTATGGCTGATGTTTACAGTTTGTACCAAACACCAACTGTTCCGGTAATAGATACATGAATAATTCCCGAATGGAAGCCATAGCGGATTTAGAACTAGATGTACAACCACAAATTGTTTTTTCACTTAAGTTAAAGTGGGGGATGATAGTGCATAAGCGAGAATATTTAACATCCCCAATTTCACCCCCCCTATCTAAACGAACCGACAGCATTGGGAACTCCCCAGTAAACTGAGTATTCCTTTTTGCGACCTGTCCTAACAGTGTGTATGCGGTTTTGTTAAAGCTGAACCGCGAAGTCAATTCACTTTGTGCTAGAGACAAAGAACTACGTAACTCTTCTTTCTGTGCTAGCGACACAATCGTTGCAGCGGTATCGATTAGTGTTCTGTATACTTTTGAATTGATTAAATCAAGAAGTGCATTTAACACTTCTGATTGCCCACCAAGTATACTTTCGCACGCTGGATGAAAAGCTACATACTTTTCCCAGTCTACATCGGAATCCAACAACTCCTTTGTTGGAAAAATCAGTGTTTTTCCAGACTTAGCTTGAACTAATTCACTGATAGTTTTTAACTTGAATCGGATTGTAAAATCTGGAGAGTGGTCCACTACACAGTCTACTGAGTGTAAGAGTGCTTTATAAAAAGACAATATAGTTGTCATAATGCTACCTATTTATGGGTGTCTACAATTCGGCTCCATAGACTGTTGTCTTCGGTACCGAAACCTGTACTTTCACTGGTACGGTTATATGTATCCCAAGTTTCAGGGGTGTTTATAAACCGACCATTTAATCTGTTCTCACCAGCAGTGAAATCTGGAAGACTGCCGTAGTTTGAACTGTATGGGTGGCTACTACAGCTTATTAACTCGGTCATACTGACGATACTATCCGACACATTGTTAATATCTGCTTCATTGGTCGCCACCTGTGGTGAATAAATGGATGAACAAAACATTGGTGCACAATAGTCGCTAAATGGGCGACCATCAAGGGAGATTCGAATGTCACTATTAGTACACAATCTAAAAGTCATTTGAATGGTGTAGTCATCGACGTTACAGTTTCTTAACACACCCTCAACCACTTCCATTTGAATAGCACCACATAACCATTCCTCTCGAGCAATGGTAAAGAACCCCTGCGATATTTCTTTTGGGTCAAATACAGTTATGTTTACCCGGTTATCCATTGTACGATTGGTTATTGTTATAGTAAGTTCAGATAACAACTGTTGCATTAGGATATACGGCATGATGTGCGTTAACTGATACGCTATCATAACTTCTTCATTAGACCCGTGCCAAGGTTTTGTATCCATTGGATCAATTAAACTTAAACTTGATTTTGGGTCATATACAACAGTTCTATCGTCTACATAATTGAATGTCCACGTATCACAAAGCATACTAAATGTAAACTGGGCAGATTTGTGCATTGCTGATTTACATACCGTTCTATAGTACAACGATTCAGCACCAGATTTACAAGCCCCATCCATAGCCGCAAGCTGAGAAATAGTATCTGTCACACGGTTATGGTAATTACCATAGGGTGTGTCTTGATTCACTTCTGGGTCAGCTGCTCGTAAATGCGCTCTTAACAAATCCGATACATAGTGACTAGGTGAATTATATCTAGCGTTTGCTACCGTAGTACCAACTATATTGGCACGCATATCGATTCGTTTGATTACTCTAGGCGAACCAGTTGCCAGTCTTGTTTCCTGATGATAAAGTACATCCTCTGGACGCAATGTGCGAATATTGGTGTTTCGATTACCTTGGTCATGCACCAACATACACGGTGCTTCTAAATCATACTTTACCCGGGCTATAGACCCTCTGGCTGTGTGCCGGGTAAAGCGGATACGGTTATTAACGTAAAACACCAAGTCGGGTGAAATAAGTACATTATCATTATTCATAAAACTACGTTTCACACCACCGTCTTCATAGTCACTACTTGTGTAACCTGAAATCACTTCGACCATCTCATCGCCATCAAGCGAACCATGTAAAGGCGCAACAATTTCTAAGAAAAACGCATATCGAATGTTACTAAAACCGTTCGCTATGTCTACCCGTGCACCATGTTGAAACGCTGGGCGAATAAACTGTCCAGCCGAATTAGCGATTTGAGAAGCTTGCAACCTTGAACCACCCGCTGTACAATTGTAAAATGCATCGACATCCCCACTTGCCACAAATGGTCGGTGATACTGTTCCTGTTGCGCGGGTGTGTAATATAGTGACAACCTTGTCATATACGCATCGTCATGAAATGTATCTTTTTCTTCTAATATATCCACATTTCCATATCTGTTATTCATGTTAACCTCTTAACTGTTTTAAATGATTATGACTAGTTTTAGTCACGTAAAATGAGTTTAAACAATTCATTGTTAAAATCACCTACGTTACCTCTTGTAAATCTCCACTCGTAACACGTTAGTTCTTTTAGTAACTCATCGCGTAACTCCAATAGTGCCATTGGCCCACCAATAACACTATACTTTTTATTTGCCAACTCCTGTAACTCGGATTCCACTGGTTTAATTAAAACACCGCCACCCACTACAATCGAGGCGATCTTTACAGTTGGGATTAGGGTGATGAACTCAGCTAATGTGGGTAGTCCCCAATCATACAAGCATGCTGCCGACATTGCTATCAAATGTTTAGTTGTCAGGTAATCAGTGTACTGAACATCCCGCTTTGGTATCACATGTTTACACGTTGCAGCAATTATAGTTAAATGTGATGGACGGATATCTAACGTATCAATGAATGAATGAATCTCACTAACCTCTCGCTCAGTGACATTAGGGTTTAATTTCTTTAAGAAACCATTATGTCTGATGTATGTACAAATGTCAACTACTGTTGCTGGAGGTATTTCAATTATGACCTTATAAACATCTGCCACGGACTGATCTTCTCTACCGCTAGACGTAGAACCTTTATGGTACTTTTCTGTAGGCCCTGCGCCAGATAACTTAGCTAACTGGTCTTTAAACCCATTATAAACGTTTCTAACAAGTGAAACTTGTGAACGAACGTCAAACAGGATTATTCGTTTCCACAAAACAACCACAATGCAATAATCAACTAACTCATCCGTGGATAATTCTGTTAATAACACGTAGTTAATAGAGTCTAACCGCTTTGCACATAATGTAATGGCGTACTCTGTCAACCTAACAAATGCCACGTTGTTAGCTATCACTTCATTGTTAATTAAAGTTAATATATTTAACAACACCTGTTCGTCACCCAGTGCTTGTTTTTGCACCGAATGGTACATACCAAGTATAGGCGTTAACAACTTTAAGTATGTTGAAAACACAGCTAGCTCAGTGTAGTCCTGTGTAAAATACGTAATGTCTGCTGAATCAGTTTCATTCAATGTATCCTTGGTTCCAATAGCTATGTTTATTTTGCCATTTAATAAACACCATTCTCGAAATGACTCGTAGTTAACCAATACACAAATTTCATTAATTAACGTATATAGTACATTGTTTAAATCTAAAACTGGTACTCCAACAGAGTCATTTAACAACTCGTTTAAATCACGATAAATATTTTCAAGTGTAGTTGCATCCACTTGGTTTAATGTTAATAAAAAGTCGTTTAATACAGCAAACACTGTGTAGCTTAAATTCTCACCTTCAATAACTGAACCGCCCTTTAGTTTACTTTTAGACCACGCATCTGCGTTCCATAACGATTCCCAATTTTCACCAGAAATTACAATGGAATTGTTTTTACCATAACCCCGCCAACCAAACTTCATATCGAACTCCGTTAATTATACTACCTAGATAATATATTTTTAAACTACTAATGAATACATGCCACACGCAGATATCTGCGTGTGGCATGTCCGTGCTACATATTTACATCATCATCATAGTCGCCGAAGTTTCCACCGCCGCTGTTAGCCATAGCTGCGGGTTTAGAATTGTTATTTCCGCCGTTATTGTAACCACCGCGATTTCCGCCACCGCTATATTTGTTTGGCTTCTCTTCTTTTGGTTCTGGTTGTTTCAACATAACAGCCAAGAACGAGTTTATAAGTCCACGTGTTTGTTCAACCCACGCCATTGCCATTTCTTCAGATTCATCAATGGTCGAAGTGCGTTCACCGTTGGCTTCCAGCATTACGAAGTCTTCATTACAACGGAATGGGAACATAACTGGTTCGTCATTTCTAACTTGAAACGTTAAGCAGATGCGACCTTTGTCATCACGAACTACGCTAATGACACCTGCCGTTTTGGGTTTTTCATACCGCACATTATCACGACCAAACCACTCTTTACACTGATACGATTTCACAAGTCCCGTGTGACTCCGGTCTTTAATCGCCGCCTCTAACGCATTAATAATAGCGTGTAAATTTTGCGATCTACCGCGACCACTACTACCCAGTGTGAACTCCAACGGTTTTGAATCAGTGCCATTGTTTAAGTACACCACAAACTTAGTGTTACCACCATACGTTATGATAAGGCTGCAACTCGGCGCACCCTTTGAATTTGGTGGGCGTTCCCCATATAGTGTCAAGTTGCCACACTTTAGTGGCGACCAGTGTTCATTTTTATTTACAAATGCCATGCGATTTTACCTCTATATTCCATAGTTACAAATAATAATGATTAGCCATTATTTAATATTTACTTCAATGTGATGCTCAACATTTCTTTTAATATCATTTCAGACAACTTGTCAGCCATTACATTAATGTCAAACCTCACACGTTCTTTAGTTGTTAACGCAGTCCACTGTCCAGATTCGGCTAACTTGTTCAAAACCCCAATATACTTAGCCCCCATAGACCCAAACATTTTACCATCACCTAATATTTGTAACGTTAGGATATTAAATGGCAAGTTACTATGTTCGCTCTTTGTTGATAGTTTAGTAATCCACTGTGGTTTATCTTTAGTGTGTCCTGTGTGACTCTCCAACAGTGTTAGTTTACGGAAAGTCGTGAAAGACAATAAGTCAATCGGGTAATGTGTAATGATTAATGCTTCAGAATTAGCACCTGATAATTTGCAGTTTGTTTTTATAACCGCCGGTCTATCCTTAAACATTCGTTCAAAACACTTTCTTTCAAGCTGATACTTTTCTCGTTGCAATTTAGTTATAGGCTCCTTCACATTTGCTCGAGTAAACAAATCTACAACTGATCCATACGACGGGTAATACAATGTAACACTAAAACCTTTAGAAAAATATGTCTTACTTAAATTTAGTAGAACATCTATTTCCTCAATGAATGCGTCAATTACAGCCCCAGTTTCAAAATTGGTTGGGGCTTTTTCATACGCCCCTATCAAATTTCGTAAAACAGTTCTAACGTTTATATATAGTGCATTATATTTTTCCTGTAAAACTTGATTATTAATTATAGTTTCAATTGGGATTGATGTCCCAATTGAAACTGGTACGGTCTCACCAATTACTCTACCGTCTTTTATAAGCGGTACATAATCTTTATCAGTTTTATTTGCCATTAATGGCCCTCCAGTCTTCGTTTAGTGTCCATTACAACGTTCATTATTGCCGATCTATCGACCCCTGGAAAGTTAGTTATCAGATCCTCATAGACACCCAGTATAGTGGTTTCAGTTAGCGGAATCGGCTCGAAATCAACATCTTGAATTTCAACAAATTCAGTAACTCGAATAACATCTTCCTTTACAAAACTCCATGTAATCATCGATTTATATCTTTCTTTAAATGATAGAAACAGGTCTTCAAAATCTTGTTCTAGATTATAAACCACCTTAATAAATAACAGTGGACGTAATACTACATTTGAAAATACATCTCTCCACTCTTGTATAACTGAGACCACGCGGTTTTCCACTTCCATTTTACTATTACAGTTAGATACTCTAATTGTTTTATACTGCGTAGCGTAGTTGTTTTTACGGAATGTGTAATGTACGTTATATGGAACACTTGTGTCAAACGTATACTCCATATACCCCTTAGGATACGTTTCACCATGGCGGGTACAATCAAAGCTACCTGGCGCCCTTATGTTTTTCCACTCAGAGTAAGTGTGGACATGTCCTATGTTTACATAATACCGAGTGATAGAACTATAAAAATTTTCATCGTGTACGTTTTTATCCGGCGTTTGCCAGCTAAAGAACCCATGCATGAGGGTTATATCCACCATACTTAAATCCATTTCGTACATTAAATCTTCTACTTCCTTTTGTGTCTGCTTACAGCTACCGCGCCATTCATCTGGGATGTAAAGGATATGTATATCAAATTGTGAAATGTGCTCAATCGATAACTCGTTAACATACCTTACGTCACAATTAATACCAGAATCAACATTAATTGTTTCAAACAATCTAGCTTGATTAAAATCGTGAGAGTGTGTACCGTGTAACACTCTGAGAAGCGTATTTGTTAACATACAGTCTCTAAGTAGCTGATACATCCACGAATATATCATGTCTGTATCAGGGTCGGATAACCGTATTTGTTTTTCGTAAATATCACCTGGTAAACAGAGTATATCAACGTCAACTAAAGTGTTTCTATTAAATTCCCTTTGAAGATTTTCTACGATTCTACAAGTCGGTGTTGTGTGGTGTCCTAAATGGATATCGTTAACACAAAGGGTTTTTATTTTCACTAAAAAGTCTCCCACACATCAAGGTCTACTTCACCCTGTACAGATTTTTCAACCGAGTATTGGTCAATCATTTCTCCAAACCCACAATCGATTAATAAGTTACGCCATCGGAGTTCTAACTCTGGTGTAACTGATATATCCAAGTCTAACTTGTTTAATGTTTTAATCAATCTATTTTCAGCAATGTTCAGTTTAACAGGCTTCTGTATTCCATAAATTTCTAACTCAGAAGATAACTCAGGTCCTAGATTAACTGACCTGATTGTAGTAGCACGCAATGGCGGTATAATACATAACACGTTATCTTCATTGTCTACCATAATAACTTCATGTGCAGGGCTACTAGCCACTTCAGCAATCCATCGTAAATTAAAAACCAATGGGTCCTTATCAAAAATTAAAGGCGCATAATTTCGTATGAACACGTCTTTTGGTATTCGATTTAAAGTTTCTAGTTTTAGAGCTACAAGGTCGATCGTTGTAGATACATCCGGAAAGTGTTGTTTCATAATGTCATACCTTTTAATGCTTCGTATAAAGAGGATTTATCTAATGCACCAGTATACGCTAACGAATACTTGGTCCCGTTTTTTGTTACAATAATTGATAATTGTACTGAATATGATTCATCTGGATTCATCGTATATGTTGCATCTACATCAGCAGAATCAAATATACGATTATAGAAATTAGTATAACTTTCTATAATCGCATCCATTAGTCGGTCTGGGTCGTGTTGGAATCTTATTAAAAGATTCATTAACGAAGTCACCTTACCACTGTAAATGATTGATTGGAATCTATCCGATGTCAGTGTGTGCGCAAACGATAAATTTAATTGTCGGGCTGGATCTAACACCCAACCTTCATTTGTAGTTAACGTAGGCCATGCTACATTTTTACTCATCTTATACCTCACGTAAATACCTAAATACACTGTATTGTGCAGCCACACTATCTATAGGTACAAAAAGATAATATATGTGTAAAAAAATATAGAGCGTAAGATACAGTTAACCTGTATCTTACGCGGCAGATATTATTCGGTGTGTGTTTAAGTGGTTGCTTCTACACTAGTTTCATCTTCCACTTGGGTTTGTTCGACATTGGCTTTTACTTGAGCCAATGCAGCTTCTTCACGCTCTTTGATTGTTTTAGCAAGCAACTGTTCATGCTGGTGATAGAAATGGTCGTGGTCAGCTGAAACGAGGTCGATGTCGATGAGCTGTTGCTCGGTCAAATCCACATCATCCATACTAACGGTTAGCGATTGCTTAGCAATAGTTTCGATAATGTTGTCAATAACGGCAGTGTACCGTTTAACCAATAATTGCGCCACCATTGAAAACTCTGGTTCGTTTAACGTCTGTACAAATTTTGATACGTCTAATCGGGCACAATACAGTGCATATAACGACTGCTCTATGCGTTCAGGAATTTCGTTGTTTTCTAAAACCGTTGTACCCGGTAACAGGGTTTGGCGTGCAGTGTTAATATCCATGCCGACAATCAAACTGCCGAACAACATCTTTGTTAAAATTTCATTCATGGCTTCCGGAACGTACACAGGCGTTGTGATGATTCCATGGCTCTGGTAGTATGTCTGTACATAAACCATTTTCATCTTATCTAACTCTTCTTTCGTATCATAGACTTCGTCAATGTGTGCACAAATTCTACGACCATGTATTTCGCCAGGTAACAATAAAAACAAACTCATATCTTTTCCTTTGTTGATAAATTGAAACGCCCCATTTTACTAAGGCGTAATCGGTTATAGTGTTCCACCCCACATGGAGGTTGGATCTTCAGTGTTTCCTGATTTAATAGAATTTTTAATAACATCCCATGAATTCAAGATTATAGCCTTTTGTGTGATTGACAAAACGTCTTCTTCTGGAACCACTTCATGGAACCACTCTGTAAAACCTTTGCCATCGTCATCAATTTGAGTTACACCATTAATGACTCGGCGGTAGTCGTAATGTGACACCCCACCTTTTTCGTCTGGATACAAGTTTTCAAAATCTTTATCGTAACCAGACACTGCCCCTGCACGAAATCTATCGCGGATAGTTGGTTCTGCCATAATCCAACGTCGCATAGTGTTTGGGGCGGATCTAATCGTAGGTATGGTGTTTAGTTTCCGTATCATATCCATATCAAAGATATGACCGATTTTCTGTCTCATTAAATCGCCAACATTCAACGCTCTGTCGCTTACCGATTCGTCGTACAGCTCACGCATCGAAGTGACAAAACCATCACCAACATCTCTAGCCACACGTACAAATGTTTCGAATTTTGAACTAATGTGTCTTTGAACACTATCGTCTACGTTATAAAACGTTAAATCACCAGCGTGATTAAAATCATCTAATAGCACTAGTTTCGCCATAATACCTCCAAAAATTATTATTTTATAATTCTAACAGTAACGTTAGAGTTGGCATTCCTTTTAAACTTTAATTGTTTAACATCATTGATATCAGTAAAAAACACATCGATACGTATATGTTTAATATCAAACGTAACTGTTTTAACCACCCCACAACCTAAAACTGAATGTTCAACACCATCCCCTATAGCGACTGTATCAATTGTCATAATACCGTACATTTAAAAAGTTTGCGAGAGTTTCCAGAGTTGGGTCTGGTAACTTAATGTTTCCATTCAACTTACCTAATTTAATAGGGTCGTGAATGGCGTACTTAACATCTAACACTTCCATAGCGTTGATAAACTTAGCTAACAGAGTTAAAGTAAAGTTCATCTCATCGCCCACGTTGTCCCATTAGCTCGTTACACTAATGCGGTGTGCTAAGACACCCGCACACATTCTCATGTGTGGTCAGATCATATCTTCACCCTGATATATCAGGGTGCTTCCCACTTCTTCCTCATTTTATAACTAGAGGCTCTACACCGTCATTAGCGGTTGATCGTTGAACTTTGTTCATATCACATAGTGACTTAGAACCTTAGCTGCTAAAGGGACTCTTAGAGTCCACGATTGCCCATTGTAATATCCGTCTCGTTTTCAGACATTCATAGCCTGCTTTCGCAGCTATTGTAGTGAGACAGCTTTAGGGGGTTTCAGCAATTCAAGAAGAATCTATCACACAGTTACCTGTGTGTAGGACATAATTAGTGTGTTAATTCTTATAAAACTTCCAGGTGGACGAGACCTGTATTCCTGTATTTATTGCTCTAACTACGGCTTTACTATTAACGCCGGTTTGTCGTAATACATCTAATAAAGATGTAAACTCAATTTCTCTTCCATCTGTACAAACACCCAATATGCGTTTTGGTATATTTGTAGCTTCATTGACACCTTCTTTCCACGGTTTATCACATTTGTATCTATACTGCAAACCTTTAGAAACTGATGTTTCGTCCCTACCTAAATAGTTACGTATTACAGTTACGTGAATGTTCAACATTTTACTAGCTTCACGGATATTATCGAAGGTTTGAACTATACCAGTCTCAACAGTTCTAACTTGTATCGGTTTATCATCTTTGGTGTGTGGTGTAAGTTTTTTAACTTCCACTGTGTACCCCAAACGTTTCAATTGATTATTCATTTCTCTACACGTTCTACGAAATTGAATATCAACACTTTTACACACTTCTCTATAGCCGCGATATACTGTAATCGCACCTTCTTTATCAGTTAGTGTTATAACGGATCTACAGTTTGGGTCAGTTAGTTTTTGTAAAGACAAATTCCAAGGTGTGGTATCAGATGAAACCCTTAACTCATATAACCCGTTAAGCGGTCTATGTTTACTACGAGTTAATATTTCAGTGTACGGTACATGACTTATACCTATAAACGTGCAGGCTTCAACAATCGTATTGAATTCAGTGATTTCACCAGTATCAACATTACGAACTTTACAAGGTAAGTTTTCTGAACGTAATCCGGTCTTAAATGCAGGATCGATATTACCTAGATGGTTAGTCCACTCTAGGTTAGAAGCGTGTGGGTTGCATTTATCTCCATCTAAATGGTTAACTAAATAAAAGACTGTGTGTGATTTATTCGGTTTCCAGGCCAATGCAACTAATCGATGCAGTAACACGTGTACAACCTTATTTTTATCTGGATCGTAAATATTAACTCGTGTATATAAACCTTTTGTGTTTAAAGGTTTTACTAAAATGTTAAGGTATGTGTCGTGTACCACCCCTTCTTCGGAAACAGCATATCGAGTGTAATTTGGTATTAATCTAAACCCAGGTTTATACTCGGGGTGACTATTTCTAAAAACCATAACTTTCTTTACAGAATTGGCATACTTCCAATCTTTCATTGGCACAAAATCTATATTAAAGAAATAACATCGTTCTACATCTACCTCAAAGTTAGCTAATAATTTTAACCATTCAGTGGACACAGTTCTAACGATACCGTATATTTTTAATGTAACGCATTTTGATTCGTTTATTACAGTAAACGGTAATTCGCAAATATCACCGTCTTTTCTTCGTATTGTTTCGTCTTTTATTGAAATTTCATATTCTGTAGCATTTGGTATAGTCTTATACATAACCTATTCCCTATATTTATGAAGTGTTTACACACTATAGTATTAAGCTATATCAAGACGTAGTCCTAAAAACACTACGTTTAACACACTATTAAATATCATGGTCTGCATTAAATGCGGCGGCAATCAAATCACTCATAGAAATAGACTTATCTGTTAAGTCTGTTTTGAATTTAGTGACATATAACCGTTGCATAGAACCCAAACCTAGCGTTGGGTTTCGTTGAAATGCGCTACATATACCGTGTTCCGGTAAGCGTATTTGATTAATTTGTTCAGTCGTTAATCCACGCCAACGGTGAAACCCTTCATCAAATTTTATACGTCTCGGTAACTTTTCGCCACTAGCAATAAGCGATTGTAATATGTCATCTATTATTGGGTCGTAGTTGCTACCCGCGTAATTCAATAAAGTGGTATACTCTTTTCTAGAGTACTCGTATTTATTTCTAAGAATATTGATGATATGAAACTTAAATATCTCAACCCCCATAGTCCATGGGAGGTGCAACTCCGCATACCAATGTGGGGTTGGTATTGATGTAATTACTGCTCTTCCGGTAAAGTCTGACCTTGCGCGATAAACATGACCTCTCAACCAACCGCTTTTCGGACAGATGTTTTTCTTAAATGTGTTAGCTGAGTAGATTGTCAAGTTTTCACACACTCCGACAATTTTACTTTCCAAATACTTAACCGACAATGGTTTCATCGGTGGGTTGCGTGGCATACTGATAACACCAATTGTTTTCGCAGCTGCTACTGCATAACTCATGGTGGATGTATCAGCGTAATTACCAAGATTCGTTTTCTCAATAACCATCAGAGCTTTTGTTGGCACCGGCAGATATTTAGGAAAAAACATTGCCTTGTTCTTACTTAATAAATCTAACTCCGAATACATTTTGGCCTTAGCTTTTCCAACTAAAGTTTCAGCCATAATGATAAAGTAAGCCTCCCAATGTTCAATAAAATAATTTAAGCTACGCTGCCACCCCGCTCTCTCCAAAGCATCTATTCGTAACTTAACTAACTTAGTTGGTTTTCGTGGACGTGGTACACTTTTTGGGTCGATGGCCCACAGTAAAATATTGTATCCTGAATTAGCAGTCAGGTGTTTTAGTTTTATCCACAGGAATGGGGATATAAAGCCGTGTACGCCTTCTGGACACTGTATCCACACCTTTGTATCAATAATACTTTCATTTTGTAACTGCACTGTTGTATTGCAGTTATCACATACACGCCCCTCATTATAACCGTAAGTGTATTTTCCACACTCACATGTAGGGACGCTACATAGTACATCAGTTTCTGTTTTTGTTATCAATAGAGAATTAAATAACACTCTATCTTCCTTTGTCACATACGGTACTTCATTTAACAATATAGAGTTATTTAAACTCTTAAATATTGCGTCGTAATCTGGTAACCTCGTGTGTAAACCCATATAACCCTCTCAATATACAGAAAAAAATATGAGTACCAGCGAATATTCGCTGGTACTCAATTTAACTACGGCTAACGTGTGTTGTTAGTAGAACTTTTTACGTGGGTTGATTGGTTGGAACTGTTCATTCCCACGTGTGTCGCCACGACGAATACCGGCTGATCGGAAAGCAGATGAATGTTCATTCCCTTCCAGTAAGTAGTCGCGGTTCAGACCAAACGAGCTGCGAACATGCAGCATGTTTTCGTCCAACTCAAAACCAACGCCGTATGATGTCAAATAACGATCAATTACAAACAGCAGGTGTGGGTTGAAGAAATAACGCATTGATTTACCGGTGATAGTGGCATGTGGCAAGATGCCTGTAATCAGTTGGTAGCGGTTGTCGAGGTCTATCATTGAATTGTCAGATGGCACACTACAGTTTGCATATTTAACAAGTGTCTCTTCACTAACTGAGTCATCGTACAAGAACGCCAGTAAATCAACTTCATTGATGTCGTGAAGTTGGTTATCACTTCCAACAAACGTACCCTCGTACTGGTCAACGTGCCCAGACAAATCATGATTCGGGTCAAAGATAGGTGCTTTAATGGGACCACCGAATTCACCGTGCCAGAACTTGAAAAACGCATCCTTATCAATTTCATGCGTTTGGGTTGTTTCATTGTACTCCATAACAAACGATGACAACTCAGTGTTAAGTAAGTTTTCAGCGTCTGTGTACGTGAACAGCTCTTGCAGACCTTGCATTGGTCCAGCGCGAACAATGTCCATCGCGATTATTGGAGTTGAAGAACAGTATTGTTCGATTACCTGTAATACAGTTTTACTTTTTGGTTCAGTAGAATATGAACCGCGTGGCAAAATTGTAATAACACCAGGGATTTCATTTGACGATGGATTTGGGTCACCCAATTTACCCAACAGACCGATGTTATTAATACAGTTTGACATCGCACCAGGTTCAAAGAGCTGACCCCAACGTTGTGGATCTTCGGAATACGCCTTAACCATACTTAACGCCAAAATCTGCGTTAGGAATGAATCGTTATTCGTTGTACCTAAACTAACCGTGGTCGCTTGACGGATAATAAATATTGGTACAACCAATGGGTGATACTCAAGTCGATTACTCAACCGCACCACCTCACTACCTGGTTTCATTGGTAGGAAATCAATCGTCAACGAAACCTGACAGATGATTTGGTCAACTTCAGATTGATGCAGTGAATCGGCTCGCTTTTGTGAACGCGCCACTAACGTTAATTCGATATCACAAGCCATCGGCTCACCATAGGTGTTCACCGACATACCTGTGGGATTAATTTTGTGCCGCACCATCATGCTATAACCAGCACTACGCAAATCATCGGCCGTGAACAATGAGGTACCTTCGCCACGAGCCAACTTAATGTAAGCTAAAATGCTAGCCATTGCGTGGTCAAATGGGACTTCACAATCGCCAGTTGTAATATAACGTTTTGATGGTGATAAACGCTGTACGCTCGCTATCACGATTTGTTTTTCCAATTCTGCCATCGAATAATTTTTGTCAGAAAAGAAAGTGCGACTTAATAAGGAAAATGCACGTTCACGCATTAACGGAGAAGTCCATAGGGACTCCTCAGTTTGAGGCAATACAATTTCACGACCGTATACGCCACCTTCCACAAAATCCGGAATCGGACTACGCAGCAAATGTGATATTAAAAATACACCGACGTATAGTCGGTTGCCTTCTCGCACCACTAACATTTCGGCAGGTATTAATAGCGAGATGTCGTCGAAAGCTATAGCTTCAATAGTTACACCAGTCGCGTTATAGTAACCGGTACACAGTGTACTAAACGATTCGTGGATTTCACCCATGTCTGCCGATTGTCGATTGCCAGACATTGCCATTCCAAACAGACTATTAACGTTGCGACGACCACCAATAGGCGTTTGGGGTTTTTGTGTAGACTGGGTATTCACACCAGGTTGTCTTCTACTTGGAACGGTTGGTTCGTCAATTAATTCACTCATGGTTTTTAACCTCTAAAATAATTATTAAGAAATACACTTATCTTTCGATAAGTGGGTATAACACCCTTTACAGATTATTGATATCTGTAATATTTTTTTATTTAATACCTCCAAATATAAAACGGTGAGTTAAATTGTATCTAACTCACTTAGATAATATATGTTTTAAAAATCTATGGGTTACTGACCAAGTACACCACAGGTGGGACAGTATACTTTAACTGTACGTTTATCCTGTACAGAAAAGATAGTTTCACAGTTATCACAGGTGAAGTTCTGTATCTGGAACTGGAGTTACGACTTTGAATAAATCCAGAACTTTCTCCATGTCCACATAGTTCTCATTTCGTTACTCATGTCTTTAAACCTCTTTAAACGTTTTTTAGTTAAGTGTACATATTCACATCTACACTACTTTACGGAATACCCCTTCCCACTCTAACAACAGTACCATCGTCACGTAATTCGTATTTATCTGTAACAATACCATATGCAGACTCCCACTTACATGTGTCGCTTAAAAACAACCCTGTCATTAAATCAATAACAAAAATACCAGTATTCTCAACACCTTTATCAATGGTATCGTAGAAGTAACGTACTCCAACCATACACTTATCTTTAAGTACCTTGTCTTTAATTAACTTAACGTAGAAATCCTCCTCATCTGCAAAGAACACAGTCCCAGTTCCATTAATTTTAACAACACGATATGTACCGTCGTACAAAACCTCTATTTTAACCGTCCTATAAAAATCATCAAATGATTTAAACTCAAGTCTTGATGTGTTCTTTATACCTGCCATACAACCTCTCCAATAAAATACTTCTTAAATTTCTCTTCTACCAATTCTTACTTTGAAAATATCTCTATTTTCCCAACTCGTCGTATATCGTACATTCTACTAACATATGTGTCCACTGTACCATTATGTATTTTTAATCTAACTATAGTTAAGTTAGCTCCTAACACTCTCTAATTCAATATTTACAAATACCAATTATCACTTTAACGAATGCTTTGTTGCATTCGTATAGTAACAAGTAATTCCTTCTTTAAGAACATTAAAGGAATACTGCTAATGTAAGTGAAAGACTATGCTTTCACTGAAGGAGTATTGACAATTAGATTACAAGCTTAAACTAATCTCAAACGTAATAGTAGATGCAGAATCTAATGATTCTGCATCTGTATAGTTATTACTAAGTATTTCCTTTGGGGGCTACGCCCCATATTTACTATGACATTTTAGATAGGTAGGGTACTAGGGTAACAGGGGGGTTGTAAAATTTACTACATATAACAAGCAATGGTAATAAAAAAATAAATACATAATGGAAACACTCAAGTTACAAGTGGATCCATTATGTAAATTCAAATTCAGATTGTGACAAACAGAGACTTTGGTTCATGTCCACGAAGTCTTGTGAAAGACAATTGGTTAGTCAATGGGGTTAATTTACCAATGACACCTTTGTATTCTTTTCTAACAAAATCAAATTTATCAAAGTCCTGCTTGTCAAACGTTCCATTAAGTACCCTAAGTATTTCTTTCCATTCACTTCCGTATTCCACGATACCATCTTTTACGGTCATGTAATCGACTATATCATACACGTGGGTTACAGTTCCAGTAGCAAACCGTGGGTAGCATTTAAACGTTATACGAACACCGTGTGAGAATCTTTCAGGGAACTGACTTAAGGCTAATGCAATATCAGATACAACTTTAGCAGATAATTCACATTTGGTTTTAAAGTTTAAAGCATTATAATAATACACTCCGTTGTCACAATCAGATTTCCATACGAATATATCGTACCCAGTGTACATAACTTTAACTGCTTGTTTTTTAGGTCGTGCTAGCTTACCTATGTAATGTGCCATAATTTAATCTCCTAGTAAAGTAAACGGTTGTAATCTAGTTACGATTACACACAGATAATATATGCTTCACACATAGTTCAGTTTCTAATCCTGTGTCATTATTAGGAGGGTCTATGTACCGATTATTTACGAGGTCTATTGCGAATACCGGAACATTAGTTTCCAGCCAACTACCGCGATTAAGAGACTTAATCTCTGAACGAGTAGACTATCAGAATTCACTACACCGAATGTCAGGTGGAACACTATCTGGTAACCATCTTTTAATTAAGTTATGTTACGTGCTATCTGAGTTTATGAGTTTAAAGGACATATATGGCGTAGTAGATAATTCACTAGACAAGATATGTAACCCGTTAGCTATAACGAATAGAAATGGGTTTGGTAAGTTACACCACAAGTTTATATATACCGAAAATAGTGCTGTAGTAGCTACTACATTCGACGATCAGTTTACGGATGTACCTTGGGATAAGATAAGGGCTTTACGGGTCTTAGACCATCCATTTACATCAATGGAAATCTTCACAGCTCAGTTAGATCACCAGATAAAAACCACTGAAAACTATTCGGTTATTGGAATCGATTTGCCTTTATTTGCATATCAGCTACAACAGTGGAATAACGCACAATTGTTACTTCCAGAAAGTGATAGGGATAACCTAGTGGATTTCATTATGAAATGGGTAGTCCCTGGGTTAGTAAATGAGTACATTGACATCGCAGTTAGAAACAGACTCTATTATATCGTAAATCGTGAACCTATGCCTTATGAGAGACACGAAAGAAGTTTTGTGATAGGTTATGAGGGTGTGATTGAAAAACCGCTTAAAACGATTATTTCGAGCATTAAGACTAGTAATAAACCTTACATTAAAGGACTCTCTGAAATACCATTAATCTACAGTCCGGATTACTTAACAGCAATGCCAATGTGCATTGGTTCATCAAACAGTTATACGTATTGGGTAATGTTCTATACGTTTGTCAATTGGGCATTTCCGTTAACTTTTATGGTTGATAATAGTAAGGGTAATGCAACCAATGCGGTAACTATATTGCATAAGGTGGATAGGTTTGTAAACGACCATAGTAGACTTACACACATGAGTCCTGCAATGTTAGATGCAACGATGTTAAAGTACAAAAAAATAAAAGAGTTCTTTGAAAACGTTTAACTAGTAGCACCCAGTCATTAATGACTGGGTGCTACTACGGTTATCTGTTTATTACTAACCCACCATTCATACTTGGTGGGTTGACTATAGGGTTATAACTTAGTGACAACTCTTGTAGTTCTGTAACGGTACACTATTGTGGTTTAACTGGTATAAATCTAACTCTTTCATCATCAACAACGTGTGTCTATCTCTGGGTATTCTGGTCTCAGGTATATCTGATTCAGTGGGCCAACATATTACGTTTTTTACAGCAGCTCTTCGAACGATACTGAACTTTCTTTGCATTACGAACCTCTTTTTGTTGTTATATTTTCAGTTACATATTTCGTTACGCCAATAGAAAAATCCTATTGGCGTAATCGACACTCTAAGATAACAGTTAACAGCTCTGTAAACACACGATAAACTAAAATATAAGTTTATGCGGTGTCTACAGTAGTTAAAGCTTTAAACAACCTATCTATTAAACCATGTACATCATCTTCAGACCAGATAATGAACATATCAGCCTCATCCTAACAATCATCTCTCTCAGATGTATGGAAGGACATAGGTACATTTGGTGAATGGTCAGTTTCCATCTTATCAAATAAGTATGACGTGTCCCTACTCGAGTCCGCATCAACGTTCCCAAGTAGAGGTGTGAAGAACCAATCGTTACCAGTTGGTGTTTCGTCGTGATAAGTTGTTTCTCGTTTAACACATAAGTTTTCCACAATGCCAGTGTTATAAATCGAATATACCGTATTCTCAAACACACCTCTATGTTAATCTTCTTCTTCTGGTTCTTCAACTTCAGTAAATTCAGCAAAGGCATCTTCCTCGTCGTCATCCACTTCCATACTAGATCCAATAATACTCTCGATAGTTCTACCTCCAGGTAAACCAAATTCTTCACGATATGGCATTCTGTCTGATACCAATTGCGTGTTATGCACGTTATCAAAGTAGAACCCCATCATTTCCAAGACTATGTAATAGCCAGCCGATATATCTGCTACGGTGCTACGTAAATCTAGCATTGATAAAAACTCCTTAGGAACGCCTCCAGCGACGATTTCTAAAGGTAGTAGTATCTGTTTAAAACAATCTTTATTATTATCTGCCATCCACGCCATTAGAGGCTCTGCGATATGTTTATCAGCAGTAGCCAACCATTCTGCAAATAACTTCTTTTTACCAACTACAGTTGAAACCTTAACTGCACGATATGGTGGTTCAGAAATGTTACCAAAGATTGGAGCAAATACTTCAGTCCATAACTTGTAATGTAAATAGTTACTGGACATTGGGTTTTTATATCCCTCCTTAGTGTTTATATTTATACCAACTAAGTAGGTGATATCACCTTTTAGTAAAGACTGATAAATTAAATGTTCAAAGTTAGCGATTCTTTGCATAACCGGAAACGCTTCAATAGTACCATCGTTAGATAACAGTGTCATAATCTTTACAAGTTCATCATCTAACGAACTCATAACAAATTTTGGTATCTTTGAATCCTTTAAACCCACCCCTTTAATCTCAGACCTCGGTTTACTAAACACAAGACCTTCTTTAGATGTCATTAATGTTGCATAGTGTTTAGCTCTATTCGCACGCATATACACGTAGAACTCAAACTCATTCTTCATTCTTAATGTAAGTAGCTCAGAATCAGCAACACCCATTTGTTTACCAATAACAACTAAGCAGTGGTCAACTACCACATTGTTCAGGAACGATATAGTGTTTGAAAACTTAGGTGTGTCTGGACCTAATTCTAATCTACCATACTTCCAGATTACTTGTTGTTGAACAGTGTACATCACTGAGTCAGTGTCAGACCCAATAACAGCTCTACGAATAGATGACGGAAATGAAAAGATTGAAGATGGTAAATTTTCAGTACGGTAGAACGTTACTAATAAGTCTTCGTATTTCAACAGAGTTAACTCGATATGTAGAATCGTATTAACATAAACTCTGTAATTTTCTGGAGACTCAACTTTAACTTTGGAAACCATAGAGCCTTTTAAGAACTCCATACAGTAAATACACGCCAATGATGCGATACCGGTATTTGTACCTGCAACAATATCGTCTAAGTTAGCATCTGGATAATTATCAATGACGTTACTCACTGACATTAAGTCGTCTAAGAATTCTCTTACAAAACTATCATTTAATGTATAAAGACTGTAGAAATCACCAGTATACAAAAACGACACTCTCTGTAGTTTATTAAGTTTACTAACTAGAAGTCTAATGTCTAATAGTTGTTGTTGGCTATACCAATAAAACGTAGTAGAACGTTCAATCATTTCCATCACTTCATCGGCGGTGGGAATGTGCAGGTTATATTTATCAACGATTTGCTTTAGCGCAACGTAATCTGTGTTGCGAGTGATTGTTAAAATGTTTTCTAATACTACATCTTTAGACCAGTAATGTCGATTACCCATAAGGAAACGTTCAGTGCTAGCATTAGAGTATGATACAAACACTCTCGAGATTGAAGTGAGTGTACTATGTGCCGACTCGTTCCACAGCGGGTTGTATTTCGAAGCGTGTGCACCGGATAAACTATTTGTTAGAATCTTAATAGCATACTCTAAGTTATTGTTAATCGCAAATTCTTCATAGTCACCAAGTTGTTCAGCGATTTGTCCAGCGCGTTTAACCGCCTTACGTTTTTTCTTTTTACCTTTAATGTATTTAACTAGCGGAGATTGTTTGACGTCTGGGTGATAGTACAGCGCAACGTTGGGGGTTAAGATGTGTCTATTACGCTTAGTAGAAGTAATGAACTTATGAAAATTAATATGCGCTACAACTCTGTCACCGTTTTCATCTTGTTGTAAACCCATTAACGTGATTGGTTTTAATTCAAACTTTTCACCAGCAGATGTTTTCTTACGGATGTAGTCCACGCATACATCCATCGGATTTCCAGATTTTAAATGAAAAAAATGAGCATACGTTAAGATGGACTCTTCAATAATGTCTAAGTTTCGGCTGTAGCACTCTGGTGCCTGTATGAATAAATCTCTATTGTGTAACATAAATGCTCCAGTGTATTGTCTATACCATTACAGTATAGACAATACACATACTAGGTTATTGTACTGAGATTTCTACTTTAATAAAACCCTTAGCTGCTAAAATACTTAAAAGGTTTTGTTGTTGGGTGGGGTCAAAATCGTGAATCACCACTGTTGCTGTGGAGCGGACCATTCTGGATAAACTAACAGGGTTAATCCACGGTTCAGCTATTTCAACCTGAGAGCCATCGGCTAACCTTAATCGAAAGTATCTATAACTTAGATAGTCTCGTGATAAAATTGCACCGGGTGCATTTGGTATCGCCGGGTAAATGTTAGCGGCATTAACAGCCGCTTGTGTTGGGTTAACTAAACCGTCACCGCTTTCAATCGCTAAAACTTTTGCGTTTACGACATTGGGTATAATGCTACTACCGTATGTCGTAAACGAAATGACATCGTTTGAAAGAATTTGGTCAGTGTGTATCATTTCAGCCATAACTTCTCCTTATCTGTAAGTGTATACGTAGTTCACAGTGTGAACCAGTAGGTTATTATTTTCTAATGTGTAGTGGGTTATTATTAGACCTTTATCATGTAGGTTTTCATACGCTATATGTGACACACCATCTGCATAGTGTTCAATTTGCGTTAAGAAGCACTTTAGTATATCAGACGGTATGTACTCATTTAGACAACTGGTATCAATCGTTCTTTTTGGATGGAGGTGTAAAGCTTCAAGTAGGAGATTCCCAAGTAAATTCTTTACATCAAATCCAAACCAAGATAAATTACAGTACGGTAACACTACGCTTTTATAAACGTTGTATAGTGAACCGTATTCGAATATGTAAACGTCTTCTACTGCATGAGGAATAAAAATGCTGGAAAACATATCACCACCGCTGGCTTCGTAGTTGACGAAGTATATCCATCTCTGCTGCCCAGCTCGGCTTAATGTCTTTTGGGTTGCGGTTTACCATCGGGTGTGCTAAACAAGTGATATTGACGTCTTCAATAACGTCTTCGTTTTCCATGTTACATATCTGCTGCTGTGATGCTTTACGTGCAGCTTCATACACATCCTGACACCATTCGTCATTCCTATGCGTTAGAGCTTCCCACTGTAGTAATCGAATGTCACCTGTTTCAAGTATATCAAATCGTTCAGCAACTATCGACACTTCCCATAGTGAATAAATCCCTTTTTCTTCAATAGCTTTAGTTAACTCGCGGATTATATAGTGAAAGTCCGTATGGTCGTAAAACGTTTCATGTATAAAATTGTACACTGTGTCACCGCCACGCATACTAACGCCAAGATGTTCAAATAATGCTTCGTATACATTTTCTCTAAGGAAACCAGTTTGGTTAAATCCTTGTGCTCCACCGGTGGCTTCTTCAATTTCAAGTTTGATTAGGTTAACTATGGCGTCACGAATAGCCAATGATAACTTGTCATACGACTCTTTCCCTCCTACCAATTTATATCTATTACAGAAGTTCATAACTATCTGTTCAACTAACGATGGCCAGTTGAAACATAACGTTTCACTAATGTACTGCATATTCAAAATATCCGTAAAAAAATAGAAGAAAGAGTGGTGGTAATAAAACCCACCACTCCAGTGTTTACTTACTCTTCGTCATCACCAAAATCATACGCCGCGTCTTCCATGGCTTTTAAATGTGCCGGAAAATGTGACAGATATTTTTCTAACTCAATCATGCGGGCTGCCATAAGTACAGGCGTGGTTATAAAGTGCATATCGGTCATTGGCACTTTAGTGGCACCGACTGTACTACTTGGGATATATGCATTTTTACCCCAATGTTTAATGATGTTCAGAGGGGGTGACATTGGGTCTACAAGTAATGAAATTGTGGAAACTGCACCTGTGACTTCGAGTTCGTTACCGAAATTAATCAGTAAATCAACCAGCCGATGTTTCACGTTGGGAACAACAGTTGTGTAGTCAAGTAGTTTTTCCATATCGCTACTGTCAAGACCTACGTTTTGTTGGCTACACAAAATCATCAATGTACGCAATTCTTGATGGATTGCTTTATTCACACTTTCCATAGTACAGTCTGGACCGAAGTTATCGTGGAAGCTAACAACAACTGGTTTTTTCAAACGATTAGACACCTTGTTCAGATCGCGTATAGTTTCCAGAGTGTTGGAAGTTGACTTTTCACATTCAGCTGCTTGGACAACAATCGAAACTACGTTTTTACCTAATCGGTTGATAGCTTCAACTACCAATGGACCAAGTACAGACCCCGTGCCGCCCGATAATGAGAACACTAGAATATTGAATTCTGTCGGTGGGTTTTCTCTTAAAAACGGATCAATTTGGTCACCCATTAGTCGCTTTGCTTCTTCGCGGTCTTTACCGAAACCATCAGTGCCTGATCTGAGTGTAACGTTTGTATCGCCCCCAGGGATATTTGCTTTTGATGAATCGAAATAAATCATATTGGGCTGACCAAATCCACTGAAGTCACCAACTTGCTCAACGTCACAAGCCGCACCTAAACTTAAACCACAGCCACCAAATAAATAGACATTCGTTACATTCTTTTTCATAATATTTTTTTTCCTTAGTTGATAAAATGTTTATACGGTGTTACCCGCACATAGTAAAGTTAATTGTTATTTGCCAAATGCGTCGTAGCAAACAGCAAGTCTTTTTTCCAGTTCGAACAGACGGTTAGTTAAAGTAAAACGTATTTCTGGATCAGTGATTATACGGTCAATTAATTTTTGAAGCATAAGTTTACACATGTTTCTTCCACTAGCATACCATTGTTTAATCGTAAACTTTTAACAGTTTCCGATCCTGAACTGATGTGGATTGTGCCATGATAATTTCTCTAAACCATTTTTTTTTTCATTAATAGCGTCCACTATTTCATTTTCGGTATTGGGCATTGTGTTCTCCAGTTAAATGAGTTTAAATAGCAAAGTTGATTACTTTACTACATAGATAATATATACCTAAGTAATCTTTCAACCTACACTATAGCGGTGTACCATTAATATTAAAGGATGCATTTATGAACCATAGAAGCTATCTGTTGCAACGAATTAAACGCGAGATACCACTACCCTTACTAAACATGATTTTTGTACAAGGTATGCAGAAATTTGATGGGGTACCAATTACACTAGATGCAAGAATAACACAGGAGATTATTTTAGATATACTTATCACCGACATGAACGTTACTGCTGGTAAAGAAGAGCAAATTAATGTACAGGGGTGCAAGATTAAACATACCACAACTGGACAAATTTACAACATTGGTTATGGACCAACCAATGGCAAGGAAATTATGTCTGTGTTAGATGTTGGGTATGGATACGCTGGCGTAGGTAGTATCAAACCGACTATTGCGTCCGCTGTATCAGACCCAATGATAGTTGGTGATTCACGTGTACAGTTAGTTGGTAAAAACACAGTGTACCTAGATGGGTATGTTGGGATGCCAGTTATGACAATGAGAGTCGTATTAGAACATGACGCTTTTTTAAATGATACAAACCCAAGGGTACTACCATTTTTAGCTGAGGCTGTTATCCTAGCCACTAAAATGTATATTTATACAAACGGAGGAATTAAATTAAAGAACGCTATTGTAAAGAACGGTGAAGACTTACCTTACATTGAAGCGTTAGTAGAATCATATTCAGATGCTGCCAGCATGTACAATGACAAAATGAAAGAATATATACCGATAAGTTTAATGGCTGATAAGACTGCGTGGGCGAGACATATACGTTCAATAGTTCCATCTTAAACAAAAAAAAAACAATGTGTGGACATGAGAATATTCTCATGTCCACACAGATTGTCACGCTTCTAAATTGTGGAGGTACTTTCTAACCTCCAATATTTTCTTACGTGGTACTACGACTGTAATAGCCATATACCCGTCGGCAATGTTAGATCTTGCTTTAATCAAGAGCTTTTTGACTGCTTCACGAAGGTCTCGTTTGCAGTCAAATTCTACATCTTCCAAACTTCTCCAATCTGGAAGTTCCCCATTTTTACCGGGGGCTATATCGCCGATGGTAAATTTCTGGGTGATGTAGTTGTGGTTTGCGTATACAATGCAAGTCCAACTACCTGCACGAACAAGTAGGTATGTAATGAACCTTGAAACACCTTCATCGACGATTACCACGTGAACCTCCCGTGCGGTCTAACCACGACCATTTAGTTTTAGGTACTATGCGATCAAGTACCGTCATAACGTGATGTACAATGTGTTCGTTTAATTGTGCTTCTATTGCAGAGGCTATAGTTACATCAACTAAATATATCGCGCCGCTGATTGTATCCCATACTCTACCTATGAAACGTGGAGCATTACGCTCTACTAGATACACATTTACATGATACGATATATCATGCCATAGTTTATCGACATCTAACTTACTGACATCGAACTTAGAGAATTCAACTACCGCCACCACCGCAGATATAGCGGTGTCAAACTCTCTTTCTAATTCAGTCGTTTGACTTAATTTAATATACTTAAGGTCGTCGTGAACCATTTTAAGTAGCCCACCCAGCATAAAGATGGTCAGTGGGTTTTTGCGACCTAGTCGCTTACCGTTAACCCAATTGCGGGTTAAGGTTTCTGAATTTGTGGAAGTGATTAATAACGGCAAAATATTTGCCAGTTCTATAGTTTCAGTATTGAAGATCGAATTTAACTTTTTCATAATACACCTATGTAATAAACTATTAACCTGTAATAGCAACAGAAGTTAAACTAATGTGTTAACTCCAATAGATGATATATAAGTAAGTATTTTTCGAGTTAACTTCAGTTGTAAATCTTATATGGTACAAACCCTAGTTTAAAAAGGAAACTACAATGATTAAAGAAAATTCCGTTCTAGCTATATTTAATGAACACTGCACGAGACCGATCGATAGAAAGTTTTCACTAGCTGTTGTATCTTGGGTTAGAGATATTGCAAGAAAATCAGACAGACTACGCGACCACATTAATTTTTTAGGTGGAAACTTAATCGGCACATATCCGTTTGTAATGGTCAATGAAGATTTCTATATGTGGAAACATGAAGTTTTACAAATCATCGATTACGATAAACTACAATCCGACTTATATGACTTACCTGATATTAACCGTTCATATAAGGTGTCATCTGATGCAATTAACTTATCGTTTCTATGGGTAGTTTATAGAGCGTTGATTTCTGACCTACCCGAAAAAGAAAAAATGATTTTAGCTACCGCTGCGTTAATGGGTTTACAGTATAAAATTTTAAGTAGCTTACATACCAGACGATTCCCATACCCAGCAGATGAAGGGGTTGCACAAATGGTGTATGAGTCACTGGATAACAAATCCCAATTAAAAAGATTTGGCTCATGGCAAGCTATGTTAGATGACAGAGCAGAAAGTATCCTAGCGCACGACGCATTACACGCTAAGACTATTAGAACACTTGAACCGGACTTAGGGTTAGTTGCTGCATTAAATGACATTAGTACACGTTTACGCTCGTTAGTACAAAGTCTTACTGATAAGTTCTATGAGATTAAGGAAAAGCAAAGTAAGTTAATTACCACCTCTAAATTTACAGTATTAGAGGGGGAGGCTATTTTAAAAGACTCTGTTAACTCATACGCGCATACAAAGAACGCAATGTATCACATTGTTCCAGATAAGAACAACTTTATTAAAACCGATTTAGTGGAAGCAGTTATATTGACTGTTAAAACAGCAACCGAATTCTATTTGACTAAAGTGTTACAGTTTATGTCAGAGAATTACACTGCCACAAAGATAAAGGGGCACCACATTGATATACCGGAATTGGTAGATGAAATCATAATGTTCACGCTGTCCTTATTAAAACGAGAAAATATACATTTAACTAACATTCCTGAAGTGGCAAATAAATTAAAGAACGTATTATCGTCTAGTCGGTTTAAGTCACGTGAATACGATGACATAAAAGAAAAGATAGATTTTATTACGGAACACTCACTGATTAATGTCCATGTAAACGTGGTGGTAAGTACACGAATCGCTGTAGTCTTTTATATAGCGTTACGCGCATTATTAGCAAAGTAAAAAAAAAGCAGTACGGACTCGTTATCAACACTTAGACCAATAAAGGTCTCATTTGACAACGAGTTAGAAAACAGGTTAGATAACCCATCACACTCAGTAATCGTTCCAATCTTTACACAGTTGAAACCTTTCATAACTTACTCCAAAATATAATTAGCTATTACAATCTAATAGCAAGATAAATTAAACTAATGTGGTAACTCCAATAGATGGTATATAAGTAAGTATTTTTTTGAATTACAAATGTACATAAAAAAATAAGTTATAGTTAATACTATGTACCGAAGCGCGTGAATATTGTGCTACATGCTTATTCCGATGGCGAACACGTTTTTCAGCCAACAATTCTTTTATCAGCTGAGCCAAATTCGCGCTTACGGTACACCACATTCTCAAATTGATTAGTCTGACCTCGCTAGTTAATTTACGCCCACGAATGTAATGTTAGACACTGCAAGGTTGCACACTCGAATGCCAACGTACGCGCAACTGATACAGTCGTAATACCTACCTCTAAATGTTTTAAGTGAATTTTACACCAGTGCCTACACAGATGTCTGTGTAGGCACTGGTGCTTTTTTACGACTATTAAATATCCAACTTTTCAGTTTCTAAATTCTTAAGTGGTTTACGAACTATGTTAACCAATAACATGATTTGATAATTTACGTTTAACCTTGGGTATTCACACACTAATGCTAAACGTAATCGTATACCGAACATAGTGTTGGTTATATCCTTACCATGTCTATACACTACAACGTTAGATAAATCGTTATAGAAACAAACAATCGGTTCTTCTGGCCGGTGTAATATTTTTGGTGGGTTAAGTGATTTACGAACAAACTTAAATTCCACAAACTCAAACCCGTCTGGGGCATATGCGTTAAAGGCGTCTCTAAGTAGCACTATGGTCTCATCTCGCAACTCATGTATATTTGTATCGTTTAACGATTCATGTGGCCTATACTCAATTATTCGTGGGTTTATTTTACTCGGCCTAGCAATAAAATGGTACAATTTGATGTACCCATAAAACTTTTCATCTGACATTAGCTCAGGGAAATTAACCGACCCTGAAGCACCCGGTTTTACATTAGCCATTATACACCTCATATAACTTAACTAGGTCACACCGACACAAACTTTGTGTCGGTGTGACTGTGTGTTTTTAACTACTCAATTTGATAACAAATCGTAATATTTAATGAAGATACTCAGTCTTGCATCTAACCCCTCGTAACCACCGTTTACAATTTTAGTAACTTTCTTTACAGTTGAAATATCCGCACCTCTATCACACACCGGTAATATTTCATTTGATTTAAAGAAATATGCAGCCGCTTCAACACAGTAGTCTGTAGCCACTAATTCAGGGTGAGTTACAAAGTCTACACCTATGGCCTTCATCAAACTGTTATAGTTGGATTTACCAGTGGTGTTTATTAGACCTCTGCCGCGGTATAACCATCCATCACCACTTATTTCAGAGCCGTTACCATTTCTATCACAATACACTCGGTTGGCTATACGCTGCGGTTGTTTAGCAAACCCATTAGCTTCTGATTGATTTTTAAAGTGCGATTTAAACACTTCGTATAAACGTTCACCAGAGTATCTTAAATCCTCTTCAAGTTTAGTAAACGTAGCACTTTCCACTGCGCATTGTGATAGAAAATGTGCTAAGCGTAGCGGCGTATCAATTTTGTATCTAATGCAAACGTCTGGAATTTGATTTAGTATTTTGGTTGGGATAACGTGAGAAAAAAAATTATCTAACACCTCTTTCATTGTACCAGCAGTGTACTTTTCAGTAACCATATAGGTGGCGGTGTCCGTATTTGGAAATAACATATTCCAACTAATGTTACCGACAATACCATCGTCTTCTAAATTGTTTGCTTTTTGCCAAGCCTTAACTGCCATGGTAGTAGCGTCGCCGAAAACACCGTCTGACGTTATACCTAAACGTGTTTGTAAACGTTTAACGTTATCACCGGTTGAACCTTTTTGAATTGCCATTGTGTTTCTCCTATGTAAAAAAATATAACATTGTTTTGTTACAAAATATTGTAAACCGTTTACCTACGATTATACATACGTTGTTGCTGTAACTTTACCATAGAGTTTCTTAGGTTAGTACGACCAGATTTATTTTCAGCTATCTCTGTCATTATTGAATCTAACGATAACGACGTGTCGCCAGTTAACTTTAGCTCGTTTAATTTTATCGCCAATATCTTTTCATCTCTCATGTTTTCAATTACAGAGATGCTTTGTTTAAGATTTTCTTTAAGTTTATTAATCTCAAGTTTTAAAATATTAGCAGTGCATCTGTTTGCTAACTCATGTGTAGTTAACACTGCGCCATTATCTGAAACCATAGACAAAGCATAAGCTGATGTAATTCCATAATACTGTAAATTCTTACTATGTTTAATAAACCAGTGTGCTAACATCCAACCAAACACTAAATCGTCATGTCCACCCTTAGCGTGGTCTACTCTACGGTTCTTAACAACCAACCCACGTAATTCTTCTGAGAGTTGTGGGTCTCTCACTAAGTGACCAGCAGAATCTAATGCATTCTGAATAACAGTATCATATAAAAACTGTCTATTAGCTTTGTTTGTACTGAATCCAAAATACTTTTTGTATGTTTCATACGTTGTGGGGTTCCGCCAGTTGAGTTTAATAAACTCGTAATCCTCTGGTACCCCCTCGTGTTCACTAACCACCCGGTTATATATGCGTTTAAATGGGTCTATACCGGCTTCTATTAAACGCAAAGCAATAATGTCTAACATAGACTGGGCAGACTGTTTATTCTCAATGATAAGGGTTGTAGTGGGGTATGCTATTAGTACAGCCAGTAGCCATTCAACGTACGTGAATATGTTACCAACCGATACACGACATCTAGCTACTACCGCTAAATCTTTAAAATCTAATAACACTAAACCGTTAGCATCTTGCCCAACGATTTGACTTGTATCAAGCCCAATCCCAAACTGACCATTTGCCATAAAACTAGCAATTTCAGATTCTTCTATAAACCAATCAAATAAGAATTTGTCGTTGCTAACCTCAGTGTGCAATACATCCATCTCAGACCGTGAGACAATGTCCACTTGTCTTTTAGTTAAAAGCATAGCTAGTGAACCTTTAGACCATTTGTTTAAAAGGTTGTTTTCTATGTTTTCAATATCAGCAGTGGTTTTAGATATACGGTTACGTAACCACGCATCATCTTTACCAGATTGTCTATGGTTAAATGTTCCGTTGATAATACACTTTCCACTAGGTGAGTTTTGCATCACCATTTCTCTAGCAGCTTCTTTGCTACCAGCGTCATATAACATATCGTTCCAGTACATACCTGCCATTAACATACCGTATGCGAATGCCCCATGTGGAGTGTCTAAGTAACCTGGTGTACTAGTGTATACGTCACAGTTAATTTCACCATTGGCCTCAGCTTGTTCTCTATATGCACCAGTTGCAAATTGCATCTGTGGAATGGAAAGATGCGCGTTAACTGTCCAGCAAGGTTCATCAGCATGGATAAATGGGTATTTGCCACCACGAGCAACGTTCTCTGCCGCCACCACTGGCTCGTGACCAATGTCTGTTGCTGTAGTATTATTCCACATATTACAGGTCACTAGCTCGTAATTATCTGCATCTTTATTTTTACCATGTTTTATAACCGGCGATATTAACGGAGGATATAAATCCTGATACGCTTTCATATCACCAATTGTTTCTTTTAAAAGTTTACTACTTTTAGTAAAAAGAAACGTACTACGGTTACGATAATAGTAATCTCTAAGGTAATTGTGCATGTGTGTCATAGCTGCAGTCTTACCAATCTGTCGAGGCATAATTAAAAAGAATGTGATACCGATAAAGATACACCAGAACAACGCAAGAATTGGTCTAGTTAATCTAAATTGGACCGGGTTATTACCATCTGGTAATCTGGCGATTTCCCTAAAGTAATACCATGGGTTTGTTTTAAGTTCTCGTTGAATACGAAAGATTTGTTCTGCTGTTAAATCTGGTGAGAACGGATCTACACCTTGAAGTGTAGGGTCTAAAAGTGCTAGGTGGAAGTAGTAGTTTTTAACTCCCATTGAATGTAACAGTTTAGCTGTACGTAACCATGTGCTGTTAGTGGTCTGGTCATCAACTATAGCTTTAGGGTATTTATCCCAATCTGCTAAATGTAGGATCATGTTTTACACCGTGAATTAGAGTTAAGCACGCTAGTAAAGGCGTGCGTTGTAGAGTCACAGTATTGTTCGGGTTTGAATCAAAAAAAAAACATAGTGGACATGAGGAATATTCCTCATGTCCACTATTGACAGTATAGACTTTTAGACTTTTGCTTTTTTAGCAGCACCCGCTAATGCTTTAGCAGCCTTTCTTTCGGCTTTTAATTCTCCCGCTGCTTCAGGGTTAGCTGTAGTAACCACAACTGCTTGGACGGAGGGTTCTGTAGACACTTTACGTTTACTATCGTCGCGATAGTACGAGTAATATCCATCGGAATATTTAGTTCCGGTAAGAGGTATACTGTCCTGTTAAAAATTATGATTTACAGGACCATTGCAAAGATTATACTCCTCAATGGGATACATGGCATTCGGTGTTGTAAAATTGTGTTGTACCCAAATGAACAAACCGATAAACGTTTCAATCTTCTGCTCAGTTGGACTTGTCCATTGTAACCATTTAGTAACAGTTTCATAATCGGCTGAAGCCACACGTGTAACACACTCCGAAAAAAGTGTATCGTTCGATACGATTTTATTTAACACAGAGTTAAACTCTTTTTCTTCCATCAATACCAAATGTTTGTGCCATGATAATAACCTCTTAATTTAAATGTTTAATATCTACCGATAGCCACTTTGTGTGATATCAGCGTGTTAATTAATGTAGTGTTGTTAACCATAGTACCTAGTTTAACTGCTAGATTTTCACTATATCCTTGTCGCGTATCGTAACGGTTATTATCAGATTCTTTAATCCAATAATAAAACCCCTTACCTTGTATGTATCGAAAATACCATTCAAGGTTATATGAAATGTAATACCTACGTACACTAAATGTATATGTAAACCTTGAGTTGCGGTAGTAGAGGTCATTGTCTGTACCTAAGTCATCTAACCTTAGATTGTCTAAGGGGAAACCAATGATTTCTTCCAATTTAGCCAACGTCTTATTCATGTATCTAAGGAGTCGTAATGCAACCCGTTTTTCACGTAACACTTCTTTTAAGTCATCTTCTTTAATCATTTCATTTTCCTTTTTTCCGAAGTGGTGGGTCTAACTGTATAAACCTACCTCGATATGCTTCACCAACTGTTATCGGCAGAGCTTGTGTTTGTTTTTTACTTCTAGCTTCTAACTCATCATATCGCTCTGCAACACTTTTAATGTCACACTCTAATGGCTTTTCGACCTTTTTACATTTTGGTCGAGATTCTGATTTACCAAACGTCTTACCCTTGATAGTTTCCTCGACTAACGAGTAGTCACTTAAATCAGCGATCTCAGCTAATTTCTTTTTTAGGTTGTCAATCACTGATAAATTTGTAGAGTTAAATAACCACGTGTTTCCGTATAGAAATACATTGTTAAAAAACCTACCTCTCCCACCAGTAACTTTATGCCAGTAGTCTGTGATATCTGTAACTACTTGTGACTCAGCACTAACCACTGTGCCATCATAAAAGAAAAAGAATTGGTAGTGAAATCCACGTACTGCCGTATAGCGCACTTTCCAACAATACCCTATTATATTTTGGAACTTTTTATTTGTTTTCATATTGTTAAACATACGGACTTTATCTGATTTAGCAATTCCATATAGTTTTTCCATATCTTTACCGTCAGGGTTGGTACCAACTAGTGGGACCCTGTAACCTAATATAATGTGTATTACAAATAACTTTGGATATTCTGTATTTAAGGT